ATAATTGACGAGATGACGCTCTTCCAAATCGAAGAGCTGACATCCTACTGGGCGCAACACCCGCCGGTGCACTTACTGGTCGCGGCCTATCTCGGCGTCGGCAAAAATAATTATGGACAGCTGCCGCCCACATCGATGGGACGAGGACCGCCACCGAGTTTGGACGGCAGCTCGTTCCTGGCTCAGCTGGGGCCTGGGTTTGGAGTCGGGGACGTCAATGCCGGGCTCTCGCCCGTAGTCCTCGATTTTGCCGAACTCCGCCTCCAGGCACGAACTCCCGATTAGGGATCCGCAGAAATCGGGGCAATGTGCAAACACCGGCGGAGGCAGCTTGTTAGCAAGAGGCGTTAATGGCCGATATTGAAACGAGCGTCGTTATCAGCGCCCAAATTGACGGTCTCCGATCCGGAATGGAGGCCGCGTCGAATTCCGTCCAAGCGGCGACGGATGCTATGCGCGCTCAACTTGCTGGGCTCGGCGATATTGCCCAGCAGGCGCAGGCGCAGCTTAACGCGGCTACCGGCCAAATCGGAACCGGTATCGGTGCGCTCCAGACCAAAACTGCCGACCTCGCGGGGTCGATAGGAGCGGGCATGACGCCGAGCAGCGGGCTCGGAGACGCTTCCAGCGTTGTCCAGGCCAGTCCCGTGTCCGGCAGTTCAAACCGTGCTGCCGCTGATGAAAAGGTGTGGGGAGAAGAGCTGCTCGCCTACCAGAAATTTCAGAGCGACAAGGAAAAGCTGGATCTTCAGGCTTCGCAGACCAGCCAAAGGACCTGGCAGAGCCTCATGCAGCCGATCCAGCGTGCCTTCGACACCTCGATCACGGGCATGATATTGGGTACGACGACATTGCAAAAGGCGGTGGCGAATATCGCGCAGTCCATACTCGCCGAATTCGTTAACCTGGGCGTCAAGATGGTGACCAACTGGCTTGCCAGTGAGCTCGCCATGACAACCGGAACCGAGGCCGGCGCTGCCGCCCGCACCGCGGCCGACGGCGAGGGAATGGCTGCCGGGCTGGCGGTGAAGGCGGCAAATGCGATCAAAAGCATCATGACCGATTCAGCACAGGCGTTCTCGGGCATTTTTGCATTCCTGGCTCCGATAATGGGGCCGGCCGCGGCTGGGCCTGCTGCGGCAGGGGAAGCCACCGTAATGGCGGCCGCCAGCGGGATTGCCTCTGCGGCTGGTGGCTGGATGGTCCCGTCTGATCAGCTTGCTATAGTGCACCAGAACGAAATGATCCTGCCGGCGAATATCAGCCAAGGACTTCAGAACATGATCTCCGCCAATGGCGGAGCTGGGTCTGGTGCGGTCGTGGTCAACATTTCGGCAATCGACAGTCAAGACGTAAAGCGGTTTTTCCAAAGCAATGGAAGCCTTCTCGTCAACGCGGTCAACAAGGCAATGCGCAACGGTTCAACGCTGCGGACCGCGTGATGGCTCTGATTTTTCCCGCTTTGCCCGGGCTTGCCTGGAGCGTCACCAAAACGCCGACTTTTCAGACCCGCATCCAGCGCGCGGTATCCGGGCGCGAATTGCGGGCGCTCGACTATCCTTATCCGTTGTGGCAATTCGCGCTGGTCTACGACTTCCTGCGGGACAATCCTGCAGCGGGCTATGACGAGCTGAGGACCCTGCTCGGATTTTTTATGCTCTGCCAGGGAGGTTTCGGCACATTCCTGTTTCAGGACCCTAGCGACTGTCAAGTCGTCGGACAGCAGATCGGGATCGGGGATGCGAGCACGCCCGCCTTCCAGCTCCAACGTGCAATGGGTGCGACCCTGCCTGGCGGTGGCTTCTTGGAGCCGATTGTCGCGCCAAACGTCGTGCGCGCGATCTATTTCAACGGGATTACGCAGGATCCGGCGACCTACAGTGTGGACCCGACCAGCGGGCTGGTGACATTCGAAACAGCTCCCAGTAGCGAGCTGATCATCACGACTGATTTCAGTTATTACTTCCGCTGTCGATTCATTGATGACAAATACGATTTCGAGAACTTTATGTATCGACTTTGGCAGATAAAAAAATTGACGTTTATATCGGTGCGGTCATGAAAGCGGCCAGCCCCGCCCTGATCGCGCTCCTCTTCAGTGACAATCAGTTCATCATGGCGGACCTCTACACGATCACTCTCGTAGGCGGGTCGGTATTGCGCTATTCGGCGGCACCCACTGCGCTCTTCGCGAATGGCTACATCTTTGCGCTGGGCCCTAAATTCGAGCGCTCCAAAACCAAGATCGTAATCGGTACCCAGGTCGACGAACTCGAAGTCAGAATCTATACCGAGCCCACAGATCTGATCGGCGAGGTACCGTTTCTACAAGCGGTCTGGCAGGGACAGCTCGACGGCGCGCTCCTGCAGCTCGAACGGGCGTTCATGCCGACCTACGGCGACACGAGCCCGGGGACGGTGATCCTCTTCGTCGGCCGCATTTCGGATATTGACTGTACCCGTACCGGCATCGACCTCAAATGCCGCTCACATCTGGAACTTCTAAACATCCAAATGCCGCGGCGACTCTGGCAGTCCTCCTGTACTCACACTTTCGGCGACTCGATGTGCCAATTCGACCGGTCCAGTATGCAGGCGACATTTTCGGCCGGGCCCGCTTCAAGCGAAGCCCAAATCGCAACCTCCGTCAGTCCAACTCCGCCGAACCTGTATATACAAGGAACCGTAATTGGCGTGACGGGAGCCAATGCTGGATCTAGCCGCACGGTCGCAAACATGGCTGGCGGCTGGGTTTATGTAAGGTTGGCATTTCTCTCGCCCATACTGGCGGGTGACCAATTCCAACTGCTTCCAGGTTGCGACCGCACACTTTCGTCCTGTACGAATGTCTTTAATAACGTGATTCACTTCGGCGGCTTTCCCTACATCCCGACGCCCGAGACTGCGGTATGAGCCAACGCCAGCGGGTAGTCGCCGAGGCCGAAACGTGGCTGCAGACACCTTATCACCACATGGGCAGGATCAAAGGCAGTGGCACCGATTGCCTCATGCTGCTCGCCGAGGTCTATGAGGCAGCGGGCGTGATCCCGCATGTCGATGTCCCATTTTATCCTCCCGACTGGAACCTGCATCGCGACGCGGAGCGCTACCTCCAGGGATTGATGCGTTACGCCCGCGAGATTGGCGGACCACCTCAGAGCGGTGATGTGGCAGTCTTCAAGTTTGGTCGTTGCTTCGCGCACGGCGCGATCGTCGTCTCATGGCCGCGGTTGATGCATGCCTGGTGCGATGCGGGGGTCGTCTTTGCCGATGGTAGCCAGCCGCCGCTAATCGATCGCCAAGTACGATTTTTTGACCCGTTTCCAGTAAGCGGGTTCTGACCGTCTGCCATGGGCGGGATCCTGAGCGGCGCATCGAATGCCAAGCAGCAAAAAGCGGTCGGCGCGCTACAGTTTCAAACATCGCAGCACGGCGGGGTGATCCCGCTTGTCTACGGAACTACCCGGGTATCGCCAAACCTGATCGACTACGATGACTTCATGGCCACGCCTTCCGCGCGTCAGGGGGGCGCGGGCAAGGGCGGCGGTGGAGGAAAAGGAGGCGGGCAGCAATACAAATATAGTGCCTCGGTAATTATGGGGCTGTGCCAAGGGCCGATTGCCGGCATTGGTACCGTGTGGTGGGACAAGAATGTCGGAACGCTGTCGTCGTTGCCGGCCGGGGTTTATCTCGGAAGCGACGGACAGGCAGCAGATCCATATTGGGAAACGCGGCATCCCGTTAAGGCTCTCGGCTATTCCGGAACCGCAACTGTAGTGGCTAATAATTTCGCGATGGGCAACACGGCCACCCTTCCGAATTTTTCCTTCGAAGTGGAAGGCTTGCTGTCGCTGAGCGGGACCAACGGATTTGACGCAAATCCCGCTGCAATTGTCTCCGACTTTCTCACCAATCCCCGATACGGAGCCGGCTTCCCAGTCGCTGGTCTGGGTGACCTCACTCTCTATTCAGCGTATTGCCAGGCTCTTGGCCTCGTGTTGTCGCCGATGATGGACACGCAGCAAGAGGCGCAACAACATCTCGCCGATATCGTGAAGATCACCAACAGCGCCATTGTGTGGTCTGGTGGATTGTTGAAGATCATCCCCTATGGCGATCAGACGGTCACCGGCAATGGTGCCGTCTATGCGCCGGATACGACCCCTCTTTACAGCCTCGGCGAGGATGATTTCATCGTCCAGGAATCGAGTGTCGGGACAAATTCCGGGGTAACCCCTGGCGGGCCGGCGCTGCGATCGGGATCAGGGCCGATCACCGGCGGTTTCAGCGATGATCCGATCCATATTACGCGGTCGACTCCGGCCGACGCCTCCAATTCGATTCAACTTGAGTGTCTCGACCGATCGAATAATTACAACACTGCGATCGTCGAGACTTTCGATCAAGGGGCAATCGACCTCTACGGCATACGCCGCGACAGCTCGCTGAAGGCGCGGGCTATCGTCGATCCGCTTAACGTCGGCCCGATTGTGGCCCAGCTTCTGCTGCAGCGCGCATTGCTGTTCCGCAATAGTTATCAATTCAAGCTGGGCTGGCGATATTGCCTACTCGAGCCGATGGACCTCGTCCAGATCACCGATTCCCGGCTCGGCGCTTTGGCATTGACCGTGCGCATAACGGCGGTAGAAGAAGACGAGGAAGGTACGCTTTCGATCACGGCGGAGGATTTCTTCGGTGGGTATTCCACGGCGGTGGTTTATCCGAAGCAATCTAGCGCTGGCTATGTCCCGAATTGGAGTTCGCCTCCGGGTGATGTCAATCAACCGATCATTTTCGAGCCCCCGGCCGCATTGCTGACCGGAGGACTGGAAATCTGGGTTGCGCTTTCGGGCGGTGCAAATTGGGGTGGAGCCCAGGTCTGGATCTCCAGTGATGGCAGCTCCTATGCCCTCGCCGGGACTGTAAACTCATTGGCGGTGCAAGGGATATTGACGGCGGATCTGCCGCCGCATTCCTCACCCGATGCCAGCAACACCCTCTCAGTGGATCTAACTGAAAGCCGGGGTCAGCTTGCTTCTGTCTCCACCACCGATGCCGCCAATCTCGTCACCCTTTGCTATGTCGGTGGCGAGCTTCTCGCCTACCAAACTGCGACGCTCACCGGGGCCAGTAAGTATTCTGTGACTACCCTTTATCGCGGTGCTTACGGCAGCACGATAACCGATCATCCGCCGGGAACCTTGTTCGCGAGGCTCGACGGATCCATTGGCCGGTTCTCTTATCCGAACACCCTGATCGGTCAAACGATCTATTTGAAATTCGCGTCGATGAATATCGTCGGCGGCGGATTACAGAGCTTAAACTCACTTCCTGTACACGCATACGCCGTCAGAGGAACCGGGCAGGTCTCCTCGATTGTCGTGAGCGGCTCGTTCAGCGGCAGGCCAACGGCAAACCTCGTACTCCAAAGTTATGTATTCGCCGGCCCGGTAACTGTGCCGGCCGGGCTTTCCGGCAGCCGTGGCACCGCTGCGACAGCTGCAACCGCGTTAACGACCTTCAACATCCAGAAGAACGGCGCGAGTGTCGGGACTATGGTTTTCGCCCCATCGGCTGCCGCGGCCACATTCACGATGACCTCAGCGACTTTATTCAATGCCGGCGACGTGCTGATCGTGATCGCGCCCGCCACGCCCGACGCGATGCTGGCAAATCTCGCATGGACCATCATGGGAATTACGCAATGAAGCTCGAATCCTGGCACAGCACCGAAGACAAACGGCGTTGGAAAATCGTACGTACCGACGATTATACCGACGTGGCGGGTGAGATCATCACGGCTGATGAGGCCACCGGTGAGTGCTGCATTCAAGTCGGCGGCGAAACCAAAACGCTGAGCTTCGGGCCTCGCGGGATTCGGATCGTCGGTAGGCGAAGATGAACGAGGCAAAATCATACCCAATCAAAACGGAAGCCGCCACCGAGACGGATGTCGAGCCGTCAAAGATGCCGAGAATCCGTTTCAATCCCGAAATAAACCTCGGGCACATCCTGCAAATCATTGCGCTGACCGGTGCGGTGATAACCGGATATGTGAGCCTTCAGCGCGACATGGCTTCAATGCGAGCCGAATACCAAGTCGCCATGGCAGGTTTTGAATCTCGCCTGACGGTGGCTGAGCACGCCATCGTCGAGCGCCGCCAGGAGGATCGCGAGTTCGCGACCGAGATGCGCGCCGCAGTGGTGGATATCCAAAAGGGACTCAATAATCTGCAGCTGCAGTTTGTCGAGCGTCCGAAGGCGAGATGATCCCCGTATGGTGCTTGGCGATAGTTTTCTTGCTGTTAGGCTGCAGCGAAACGCCAATCAATCAATCCACATTCGTGGCCGCGCCTGCTCCGCGGCGACAGGAAGCCCCGATAGACTCGCCAAAGACAGAAACAAAACAAGATGCCGCTCCTGTCCGGCCTAATAAGGCCAACATCCAATCGGCGATGCATGCCTCTGATAAGGCGCGCGAGCTTCTCGATCGGCGGCGTTATATCCTGGACGCCGGGTCCGATAAGGATAATCCACACTGACCAAGCTGACGAAATTTCGGAGCTTGGTTGCGGGATCTACGACCAGAGGGCGCGCGAGGTCATTGCGCAATATCCAGCGGCAAATTTGGCGCTCTCGTAGACCGATCCCTACAGAAGTCTGTGCACCGGAATACTCTATCTTCGGGACTGCTACGCTTAGCTGCTGCCGATTTTGGGCGGCTCGGTTACCAGCACATCGCCGTAGCGGACAACGAGGGCCTGGGTAACGCCGCCAAAGGCATCGCCGATCTGGCCTATTATTACAAATGGCTGTCGGCGCAGAATTCATCGCCTGCTTCGATGTCCCGCCAAGAGGCTATATTCCGTTCACTGATTTTTTCGTCACCATGCAATGGCCGCAGGGGCTTGTCGATTAAGTTTAAGACCTCGTGATTGTGCCGATCGCGATCGCTTCAGTCTGCCGCGTCGCCTTCTGGCTCAAGGGCGGTATCGTCGCAACGGCTATGGCGTGGCGCAGTTCAAGCAAGCAATTCTGGGTTTTTAACAATGACCATCTTTGCCGGCGAACAACCGAGATTGTTGCCACTTTTATCCGCGCCCTACATCCCGTCGATCACGTCCGATGCCGTCATTGATCTCAGTCATTGGCAGGCACCGGTCGATTTTGCGCGCGCCAAATCGGCGGGAATCGTTGCGGTAATTTTGAAAGCTACCCAGGGTTCGGACTGGATCGACGTGGCGTTCGCTCAACGGTTTGCGGCGGCAACTGCATCCGGACTGCTGGTTGGGGCGTATCACTTCCTCGATGACTCGCCGCCGGAGCTACAGATCGCGAACTTCCTATCCGTAGCAGAAGGCTGTTCTGTACTGGCGCTCGATGCCGAGCCCAACGCGATCGGCGGCACTGTGACAGTTGCGCAAACCGCCGAAGCCGCGGGGCGGCTGAACATGGCGACCGGGTCGATGCCGCTGATATACATCAACCGCTATGGACCCAACCGACGAGGCGCCGGTCTACCCAATAACGTCCTGTCGCGCTGCCCGCTCTGGTTGCCCGCCTACAGCTCGCGGCCGGTTTGCCCGCCTGGCTGGTCGAAATGGGCGCTGTGGCAGCACACCGACGGGAGCGTCGGTTCCGACCCGGTGCCGGTCGCGGGGATCGGCCGATGTGACCGCAGCCGATTCGCCGGCACGATCGCCGACCTCGTCACT